TCTAACTATACTAACTAACTTTATATGTAGCATAATAAGGAATATGCTTTTCATAAATAATATAACGGACCAGGTCCACGAAAATACTGCTCTGTTAGTCAGTATTATTTAAATACTCAATATATTGAACCGTTTTAACCGTATATAAGGTATATGGTTATGCGGTTATCTATTGTATAAATATGATTTGATTCTAATAACTGGTTATAGGAATCAAATCATTAATGATTTACAAATCAAGAAAGGGAAATCATGCCAACGAAATCAGAATCAGTAAAGCAGTTCTTACAATCAAAGACTCACGCTGATTTATATAATCTCTACGGATTGAATATGGAGTGCCAAGTCAATGTCGCACAAGATGGTGGAACAAGAATAGACGGTGATTTCAAAGGCAAGAAGTGGCATGGTTGGACTGATGGAATCAGCACGTGGAAATCATTCCGAATACCATTGTTCGCGAACACTGATCCTGAATATACCGACTCTGAAATGAAATGGGATTTAGAGCAACATGCCGAAGGAATCGGCATGACGGGTTGGGATTGGGTGAATAAGGTAAGTCGTTGGGTAGCTTATGATTTCGATGCTATTGTCGGGCACAGCGAAAAGAATCTCAATAACCTGAATCCTGAACAACTTTCCAAAATCATTGACGAAGCCAAGAAGCTTGATTGGGTCACCGTGCGTAAGAGTACGAGTGGCAAGGGTCTTCATATTTACGTGTTTCTCGATCCAGTTAAAACACAGAATCATGACGAACATGCAGCACTCGCACGAGCTATCCTTGGCAAGATGAGTGCACTCACAGGCTTTGATTTCCATAATCAGGTGGATATTGTTGGTGGAAACATGTGGGTGTGGCATCGCAAGATGGAAGGTACGGATGGTCTAACACTGATTCAACAAGGTGGCAAGCTGTTCGACGTACCTATGAATTGGATGGACCATCTTAATGTCGTGCGCCGCACACGTCGTAAGAGCCTGCCACACGATATTAGCGAGAAGCAGGTTACACCTTTTGAAGAGTTATGTGGCAGAATCAGTAAGGTTCCCCTTGATGACTCACATAAGCAACTACTTAATTATCTGACAGAACAAAATCATATTTGGTGGTGGGACCAAGATCATCACATGCTCGTGACGCATACATTTGCGCTCTTGCAGGCGCACGAGCACCTGGGTATGCGTGGGATTTTCAAAACAACAAGTAAGGGTTCTGATCTGAATACACAGAATTGTTTTTGCTTTCCCTGCAAGCGGGGTGCTTGGTCAGTCCGACGTTATGGACAGGGGATTCAAGAAGATGATTCTTGGGATCAGGATAAGGAAGGTTGGACACGTTGCTACCTGAATAAAGAACCTGATTTCAGTCAGGCTTGTAAAGCGTTTGGTGGCATCGAGAACCCCACTGGTGGATTCTTTTTCCGTGAAACGGAAGTCGCTAGTAAAGCTGCAACGCATCTTGGTGTAACGATTGAGTGTGACCCTTCTTTGTCAAGTAGAGAATGTACACTTAAGCAACATAAAGACGGAAGACTGATTGCACAAATCGAAAGGAAGCCTACTGACCAGGGTGACAAGATGGTTGGGTGGTTAGCAACAGGTAGTAAGCCTTGGACCAGGATTTTCAATACACCATCAGTAGAGAAGGACGAGCCCGATTCCGAGAATTTCGATGACACGCTCAGGCACATTATTAACGAGATCAATGAGGATTGCGGTTGGGTTATCAAATCAGATAACCAGTGGCGTCAGGAACCATTAGCACATGTCAAGCCCGCATTAAGTAGCATGGGTTTGAGCAGTAATGAAATCACCGGGGTTCTTGGCTCCTGTATATTCAGGTGCTGGAAAATCGTAAATAAGCCTTTCCAGCCTGAGTACACTGGTGATCGTGAATGGAACAGGAACGCTGCACAATTCCGTTTTGCTCCAACAACCAGTCGTGAGAATCTACAGTACCCAACTTGGACAAAGATTCTACAACACTGTGGCTCGTCTCTTGATGAAGCAGTTAGTAAAGATCCTTGGACAAGTAGTAATGGAATCCTTACTGGTGCTGAATATCTTAAATGCTGGATAGCATCAATGTTTCAGGAACCTTATGAACCACTTCCATACCTGTTCTTTCACGGTAATCAGAATTGCGGTAAATCAATTTTCCATGAAGCCCTCTCTTTGTTAATGACTAAAGGTTACGCACGAGCAGAAGCCGCTATTATGAGTAAAGAAGGATTCAACGGAGAACTAGAAGGAGCCATTCTTTGTGTCGCTGAAGAAATTGATTTACGATCGAACCAAGCGGCTTACAACCGTATTAAAGATTTTGTTACGAGTCGTGAGCTACCTATTCATCCGAAGGGGTGTACTCCTTATCATATTCCCAATACAACTCATTGGTGTCAGTTTGGTAATGATTACAAGTATTGTCCTATTTTTCCTGGTGACACTCGAATTACTATGCTCTATGTTGATAATCTCGATCCGAAGAATATCATTCCCAAAAAAGTAATGATTCCAATGCTTGAGAAAGAGGCTCCTGATTTCATGGCTGAGATTCTTAATCTTGAACTTCCACTGTCTAACGATAGATTGAATATTCCTTGCTTGAATACTGATGATAAATCCTTGATTCAGCAATTGAATAGATCGGCTATGGAAGCCTTTATTGATGAGAAATGCAAATTGGTTGCTGGAAGATGCCTTAAGTTCTCTAACTTTTTCGACAAGTTTCAGGAATGGCTTGAACCTAATGAAATCAATAAATGGACAAAGAATCGAGTTGCTAAAGAATTACCAAGACTATTACCGAAGGGCAGGCAACATTCTGATGGGCAATTCTATATAGGAAATATTAGTTGGGTAGATGATTCTTGTGATATAATGTTTGACCATCCAGTTGTGTTGTGTGCAGGATATTTGGAGGCTGAGTATGGAACCGTTCCAAGAAGCGGAACCTAAGCACGAAAAGTTCAGTACACTTTATGAAGAACTTTTAGGTCGAGCCGAGCGTATGCTTATGGAAGATGATTGTGATGTTCCTGAGCTTCTTATGATTTTGGAAGAGGTAAGAACAACTATTCGTGAAAGATATATCATGGATACTGATCCTATGGAAGAAGAGGAACCGAATGACAAGGGGTATTGAGAAGCATTGTCCTGATTGTAATAATCTAGTTAGCTATGCAGAAAAATATGATGCCTATTATTGCCCTACCTGTAATGAGTGGCTAGAACAGAAGTGTAGTGATCCAGAATGTACATTTTGTCCGAACCGACCTGCTAATCCTGTGGAGGTCACTGATGAAACAGCCAGAACGGAAGAGACTAAAAAATGAATGGAAACGTGCTTGGTCTTATCGTTGCAAGACTAAGCGTGCAATGAAAGAGAAACGTGCAATCAAGAAACGAGCACACAAACGTGCCCGAAAGGGCGATGGTAAAATAAGACTAGACGGATGGGAGGTAATATAAGTATGGGTTGCGAGCATATTACTACAACAAGTAAAAATGGTAACATAGTTTGTTTGCAATGCGGAGAGTCACTTGGTCCTACAGATACGCACAAACGTAAGGAGTGTCCACACTGTCTTAGTTCAGTAGTAATTAAGAACGAGATTGACGGTTCGCACACCTGCCTCAAGTGCAAGAAAGATTTTGTTGATTCAGAAGTACCACTTATTGAGACTGTAGATAGAGTGGCATTCACGGAGGTCAAGGATTCTGGTAAGCGTGAGGATTTCAGTACAGGCAGTCGCAGGGACACACGTGAGGGCAAGGGTCGTTACGATCTGATTGCTCAAATCGCTTTGAAAAGATTGGCACAACATTACGAGAATGGTGCCAAAAAATATGGAGACAGGAACTGGGAAAAAGGCCAACCTGTGATGCGGTATCTTGATTCTGCAAATCGGCACTTATCTAATATTTTGCAGGGCGACAAAACAGAGGATCATGAATCAGCGGTAAGCTGGAATATGTTTGCCTACACACAGACGCTTGCTCTAATCAAATTGGGTAAGCTCCCGAAAGAGTTAGACGACAGACCAGAACACATGAGGGACTAATGACTGAACCTAAAAGCCTACTGGATATGTTCGAGGAGCTAGATCAATATGACGAACGACCAACCGAATCAAATGAAATCGTCCGAGCACCCTTCGCTTATCCAGGAGCCAAACGGAATAGTGTTGAACACATCTTGCCGCTACTCCCCTATCGAAAATCTTATATTGAACCATTCGGTGGCTCTGGAGCCATCCTGCTTGCAAGGAACAAAAGCCCACTCGAAGTCTTTAATGACAGGTATGGTGGGGTTGTGGCTTTATATCGCTGTGTGAAGGATAAAGAGAAGCTTGACAAATTACTTGAACTATTGTCTTTAACAATCCATTCACGAGAAGAATGGGACTTCTGTAAATCTACCTGGTCAAACTGCTATGATGATGTTGAGCGCGCTGCTCGTTGGTACTATACTAACCGATATAGTTTTGCAAGCAAAAGCCTCCAGTTTGGTAGAAGCACTGGAACACAGAATGGGATGAGCGGCAAGATCATAAATAGTATCCCAAATTTCTATAAAGTACATGAACGTATCAAGAACGTACTAATCGAGAATCTCGACTGGAGCAAATGCTTTAAGGATTTCGATGGTCCTGAAGCGGTCTTCTACGTCGATCCACCTTACGTTGATTCAGGCTCACAAATTTATGATAATGAACTTACACATGCACAGCATCGTGATTTAATCAATACAATCTTTCAGACTAAAGGATTCGTTGCAGTGAGTGGTTACACGAATCCATTGTATGAGGAACAGGATTGGGATGCTCGTTATACGTGGGAGGTTCCTTGCGGAATAAAAAGCCTGGCGTTCACAGATACTAATAACTGTAAAGATCTAAAAGGTCTTATCGAACGGGATAATCAAACGGAAGTCTTATGGATTAAGGAGTCAATACATGGGTAATAGTATGCAACACTGGAACGGCAATCAATTGTGCTGTATTGATTGTGAAACTACTGGTCTCGATCCAACGCTTCACGAGATTATTCAAATCTGTATCTTGCCTCTGGATGCAAACAGTAACATTCGTCGTGATATTATTCCATTCAATATCTGTATGAAACCAGATAAGCCAGAGACTATTGATCCAGTTGCAATGACCGTGCACAAGAAGACGATGCTTAAAATCATGAACGACGGTTTTGATCGTGAGACTGCTAAAGATCTTCTTGAGACTTGGATTAAGAAACTTGATTTACCTGTGAGCAAGTTCAGTAAGCTTCCGAAACGGATAAAACCACTCGGACACAACTACGCTTTTGACATGATGTTCATTCGTTCTTGGCTTGGGATTGATTTGTATAATGAGATTTTTGATCACCGATTCATGGATACTATGATTATTGCACAGTATCTCAATGACCGTGCTGCGATGCACGGTCTTGACCCGATTTATTTTAAGCTGAAGTTGGGATGGATCGCTGCTAAGGAGGGAGTTGACATCGAACGCGCGCATGACGCGTTGAGTGATTGTGTAACTTGTGCTAAGATTTATCACAAGTTCATTAAGCAAGGGTTCCTTGCTTAAAGCAGATTCTCTGGCGTGACCCAAAGTGTTGGGTAACCAGCAAGACTATTCTCTATTAAATCTTTATGGCGCAAGAAACGTTTTGCATCTTTACGGAATTTCGTACATGGGTAGCCTATGCACTTTGCATAGGCTACCTTTTTTTGTGTACAAGCATCAAAACACATGAGTATGAATTTGTTTGCTCCAAAACGTTTCATCATCTCTATCGCTACAATAACTGTTAGAGCACCTTTACTCAATCCATATTCTTCTGGAATATAGACGTAAGTATTCTCGCAACCAGCATAAAAGGATTTCGCTTGTCTGCTTATGAATAGCGTTGCTCGTTTCGGTTTGCAAGTTGCTTTCAGTTCAGAATCCTGTTGAACACAGTAAATGGGATTCAGGATATTTAATTTCTCAACCTGATGTATAGAATCATTTATGCAAATCACTGGACTCTTATTATCGAAATACTTTTCGTTAATAGAATCAAGACTTGGACCCTTACCTATGATATAGACTGGACGATCAATAAATAGGCAACTAAGTAAGCCAACATCATTAACCTCTTGCTTGGCTATCCATCTTAATTCATTGGGTACACGAATGAATTGCAAATCAAACTGTTCTTCAATAATTCGATTCTTTCTAACTAACCCAAAGGAGTCGTCTGAGTACCGTCGAATCTTTATGCCATTAACTTCCGTTGGGATAATAGTTTGCATAATCTTCTCCAATGAACTTTTTCAAGATTTTCAATCCGGGATCACGATTGCCTAATTTCCCGGTGTGCCCGTATGTTAGTCCTTGCCGACCACCAAGACCCTTGATTCCTATACAATAGTCTCTTGAATTGATATCTACGGCTCTGAGTCCAGGATATGTACGCCAAAAATCTAAATCGAGGAAATGAGAATCACCTTGGAACATTATTCCAAGGTGTTCATAGGCATTCTCAGTGAAACCAGTTTGACAGAAACTAGCATGAGCAGCATTGCCATTACGAATCCATGTACGTTTCGGTATATTATAATAGACCGTCTTACCCTGTCCGAACAGATCGAACTTACAAAGCTTCTCGTACATGTAGCTAATATATTCAGCATCATACCAGTCGTCATCTTCCATAATAACACACATCTTAGTCTTGACGTGTTTCATCGCTTCTTTCATATTGATTCTGAGAGTATGCTTAGGATCGTCTTTTTGTGGTTCTCGCCGAATTAGTGTATACTCGCCTGGACCTAAAGGATTCTTACCATCATCAACAACAATCCATTCTTTAGGTTTCGTGATTTGACGATTAAAATATTTTTGGCAGAGTTTGAACTGCTCAGGGCGATCACCTGTAGGTGTGATAACTGTGAGATCCGTATTCAGATAATCACGGATCGGAGCAACAAGCTTAGCTTTAGGATCATAGAAGAGGTGCTTGATACTAGCTGCTTCATCATGTGCTGCCTGACGATTAGATGGGCACATGAAGATCACCTTCGTACAGCCCAACCATTTTGTGAGTTCAACAGCATAGCCTAGATATGTTTGCTTACCTAATTGATTGATATTATAAGACTCAGGATAATCAGTTTCTATATTAGTGATTAAGGAAGCTTCTTCTGGCTTAATAATATTATCTAATTGAATCGAGTAGATCTGGTTATGAATCTTCAAGTATTCGAGCTTTACATGAGCATCTTTTAACGCAATAACTGGTCCTTTTGGAATATCAGGATAACCTAGGTTCTTGAGTGATTCACCAGTATCAACAATAAATATTGTTGCACCAGCCCAGGTATTCTTAATAGTATTCAGGCTAATCATCTATGCTCCCATACTGGTTCTATTCCAGTCTGTGCAATTATTTCTAGTAACTTAATATTTATGTCCTTATATTTACTTACGATGCTAACTGCACCAATTGATTCTATAGAAGCTGCGATATCTAAGCAGTTATCCATACTGTCGAAGCCAACAAAATGTATTCTTGTGTGCCCATAAAAGGCTAGAAGCTGAACAGCTAAGACAGCCGTCGAGTACAGATTCGTAGCTTCAAGACCCTTACTCCAAATTCTTTGATTCTTGAAACTGTATCCAACATGACTACTCTTACGCAGTATAAGTGTTCCTAGACCAGCTTCTCTATACTTATCTAAAACAGCATAGTCTAAAGCAATAGCCGCATAGGGATTTGGCACAACAAATACAGTTTCGTTAATACAGTACCTGTACTCATTTGCTTTAGACCAGTCATACTTATCTAGGCTTGGTCCTTTACCTGCTAACCAACAATCGGCTGGTACTGTAAGCATGTGTCACACGTCTTTCTATTTACTTGTTTCTCAGGCTTGGGAAGCTTACAAAATATTCTATTGCTTTGGCAGCATCCTGTCTTTATCAGTCTGCGTTCTCTATATTTGCAATTAGGTAGGCACTTCCAGAATATGAAGGGATCACCTTCGTCTCTCTCAAAACCATCGGGGCAAGCCGGCGGCTTACCCCGATGCGGAGCCATTATGCTCCCGTCTGGTAATACTCTCACTTCTTAGCCTTCTGAATCAAATACTGTAAATCCTGTGCACTAATCAAGTACATACCACCTGCCTTCATTTTAGTAAGAATCTTTTCTTTCCCTTCAACACTAACTAAAATCTCTTCGTTCTGAGCGACTTTTAGTGCACCATTCAATTCCGCTGGTACTGGAGCGAGGCTACTGTATATTATTGTCTGTTGTTCCTTCAAACCTATTGAGCAACCAATCACTAGGAGGAGGGAGAGGGACAGTAAGACTGACATTAGAAACGCTTTTTTCTTCAGCAGGTGTGCGTAGAACATCCTTTAATACCTCCGAAATTATGTTGCCGATGAACGCTAGAATCACACTAAGAATACTCATTATTGTTTCTTCGTCTTCGACAAGAGTTGCTTAATCAAACTAGCAACGCGTTCCTTGGTCCAGCTAAGAACAATATCCTTGGCCGGGCCGGTCGCAATCTCTTTAGCATGTTCCCACGCCATTGTCTTAGCCGCTTCAATCTCTTCTTTGGTGAGCTTACCGTCTTCTGCCATTGCCTTAGCTTGCCGAACGACCTCTTCCTGCGCAACAGCCATGCCTTCCAATAAGCATTGCAAAGCCTCATTATCCTGATTCTTTGCAATCGCTCCGTCAATCAACTTCTTAATATAGTACGAAAGAACCGTTAGAACGCACGTTGCAACCGTACCGATAATCAAAGACCAGTCCATACTGTCCTGCCTTTCTAGTAGTTAATCATCGTATCAAAAGCCGGAACGCTCGCCCCGTAGAATCCGACACGATCTTGTTCAGTTGTAGCACCTTTATACCCAGGCGGTGAAAGAATATCTTGATTCGACTTCAAGATAAAAGACATTACTGTACCCATTCGATTAGTAATATTACTGATTGGAATATCGAATTCATTAGCCTGGATATTGGCTTTAGTTGATCCAATAGTGAATCCAGTTGATGCTATAGAATCACAAAGATTATCAGTATTATAAGCATCAGCACTCGTTGGTGAACTGTCATCACTATTTGAAACATATAGTTCTATATTATAAGCATTTACTGTATTTATAGTAGAAACACGCGTCCACAATAATGCTGAAATATAATTTTCCAAACCAGCCGGAACTTGTACACTAATTAAGGCTCGATACTCATTATGCTGTCTATTGTAATTCGGTGATGGAGAAAAGTACGTCCATACATGTCCTACATACCCGAATCCACTACTAAGACTCTCAATATCACTAACTAATACCCCGCTCGTGTTGAACACCCTGACTCTTGTATTTATGTTAGCACTGAGAATCTTGAGTGGGTAACCTTGCGTAGCAATAGCTAGAGCCTTCCGTACTTCCCACCAATCAATATGCTTGACCTCATCACCAATTGCTGGAGCGTTCGTGAACGTAAAACTTGTTCCTCCATCACTAAATATATCCTCTCTAAGCCTAAGGCGATTTATTGATTCTTGTAATGCCGTCCAATAACTTCCTTTAATCACGTGAGCATGAACGCGATCGCCAGCAGCAACATAGGGTGGAGTAGTGGTTGTTGAACCTTCACGCTGGTAATATCTTTTCCGTACCTCAGCGAAAAGCTGATTAACTCCTGATCTGTCATTGATCTCAACCTGAGTAGGAGGATTGCTGTAATCACTCTCTCCTGCTGTAAGTAGAAAAGGCAGATTAGCATTCCATTTATAACGGTCGTCTCCGCTGCTCCCGATTCTTGGCGACCATATTATTGAATCGGTCATGCGTACACCATAGCGGGTGCAGCCCACTTAATGCCAAGAGCTTCATCAGAATCAGCTGTAAGAACCTGCCCGTTAGTGCCTACACCCAGCTTTGCTAAAGCCGTATCATAAGTAAGTAGATCACCTTTCGTGTCTAATGGAATATTAGCGGTTCCACCACTACCTATTGTTGGTCCATGATCCACGTCTAGTTGATTATCTGGAGTAGCTCTTTTACCTATCTGTTGATTTGTTACTACCTTCACAGGATCAGAAACCGTAGTAACAGGCAAGGCGTCAGGCTCGACATCTCCTGTGTCACTCATCCAGAAATCAGCGAAGACAGTTACTGTTCCAGCCAAGGACGGAAGCATAGTATCAAAAGCAATAGTATTACCAGAAATATCATAAGACACTCCCTGTAGAATAGATTTGATACTAGCTATACTCAGATAGTCATTCAGCGTGAGAGTAGCACAATCGAAATTCTCAAGCTTTAGCTTAGTAAGGAACGTATTGAACTTAGATAATCTAAAAATATTACTGTATCTATTCTTCCAGAACGTAAGGCTCTTCTCTACAAGTGATTTATGTTGATAGATATAGAAATCGTATTCCTGTTTTCTGATTCCAAATAAGTCTATATTGTTTGTGTACACTACTTTCTTTTCTTTATCATTAAGATAAGAATCTTTATACTTACCTGTAAGATAAGTTACTACATCTTCTATACTTGTGAATCCTAGTTCCAGAGTCTTCATCTCAATATCAGCAGCGCTTATAGTAGCGTCTGAGCTCGGCTCCACAGACAGGTATTTAATCTTTACTGTGTCACCTGAAATCACTAATCCGCATCTTGATTGCCAAGCGATCTCACGAACTGCATCAATAGCGTCTTTTTGATCCAAGATAGCAAAGTTGCAAGGATACTTATCCACGAGTGTTTTGACGGCAGTAAAGGTTGTTGTGTCTGGCGTCAGATCTGTGAAATCATTAAGAATAGTTTCAATGCACTCTGCACTATTATCGCTCTTACTACTAACTAAAGTAACCCAAATTTCTTCATCGTAACCTTGCAGTTTTAATGGAGTCCCAAAGGTTATTGTAGTAGGAGTGAGCGTGGCATCAAAAGTTTCATTACTTAAGTCAACAGTATATAATGAAGATGGTATAATAACCAATTTACCATCTTGCTTACCTATGATTCTAGTAACACTGGTACTTGGATAGTAGTTAGCAACATATATATCATCGTCAACACCATCTACCTGTGTTACTATACAATCAATATTGAATCCAGTTAAGCCCCACGGCACCGGAAAAAAGATCATAACAAGCAAGGCTGTTGTAGTCGGTTGTGAGAGAACTGCACCTGAGTAATCCCAGGTTGCTCGTCCCACTTTAGCAACATCATCAATCTGATCTGTATCTGTTAATAGAACAGTAGCGCCAGTTTTATCGGTCCAAGCATATACGAACCAACACTTATTACCTTCTTGTTTCCAGCAGTAGTTGATTCTATGCTCGTCACTAGCTATTGTACTGTAACACCACATGCCTACTAAATCAGCAGTTTCGTCTAACCAAACAACATGCGGGTCATCATAGTCAGGATCAGCGATATGATTGAATGCTCTGTCTTCGATACTTAGATTTGTATATCTTGAGATATTGAAATCAGTTACAGTGAACTCATTATCGCTCATCGTACCTTCAATCAATATTCCTAAAATATCAACGGTTATTGTACCAGTCTGCGGGAATCTTGTACCATCTTCAACAGTCATTGTATCTGGAGCATTTATCAAATCATAGTATTGAGTGAGCTTAGAAACCGGTTTGCGCTGAACCAGAGCAGCAGGAACATCTCTAGGTTTGCCGAACACAACAGGCCAACGCTTTTCTTCGTCATTAAGGATTGTGAACGTTCCCACGTCGGTGCTATTGATCTTACTAATAACCTCAAAACTAAGCTTACGTTCACCTTCACTCCAACTGATTGTACCACTCACCTTACCAGTGAGAACCGTTATGAGATCAGCTTGTAACAAACCCTCGAAATGATGATAAATAGTACAATCCTTACCTTCGAGAACATTAGCTTCAATAATCGCTCTAAATCCTTCACTATCTACGTCACTAAGTTCTACACTCATGCTACTGATCTCGCTAATCCCGTCTACGGACTTCTGACTAGCAAGAGCACCTAGACTAATAATAGAACCCTTGGCACTAATAGTGCCAAGGGTCAAATCTTTAGATGCGTAGTACGCACCTAATAGTTCAATAATTATGATGGGTTCAACCCCGTTGAGTTTGGCGACTTCTGCGATCGCAGAGGCGGTTAATGTCCTAGACAATTTGTTCTCCTTCAATCTCTAAATTTGCCGAACAGAAATCACCCTTACTCTCAGTAACAACCTCAACTGGATTCGTTAGAATCTTTATCTTCCAAATCAGCCCATCGTAATCAGTATATTTAAGATACTCTGAACCATAGGCTTCAACGAAGTCAAGTAGTGCGAGTGCCTGCGCTCTAGGTATTGATTCGAAATTCAGAGCTTTAGCAATTTGTATTGGTCCACGAATGTACGTTATGATTTGACCAGACATATTCTTCTTCGTATTGATTTGGTGTCGGTATGTGTCACTATCGCCAATTAGTGGATTCTCTAAATCCAGAGTAGAATCCACTGAACCAGTATAGGGGTACTCGAACTTTATCATATTGCCTCCTAGCTGGTCATGGTAACCAAATCAAAACTGGTTTCAAACAATGGACAGATTAGGCCAGGTATTGTCTTAAAGATTATATCTTCTGTCGTTATGATTCCCATCCAAGTTACAGACTCATAATCAATATACTTAATAATCTTGCCTCTTGATGCTGCGAACAGCACTATTAGTTCAGCTTTCTTCGTTGCACTGATTTCTGAGAACGTAAGACTCAGACTGGTCGAACCCAACCAGAGGCCAGCTTGTTGAAGCTGACCTCCAGTTGAGCGTCGAATAAGATTATTTTGATCTAGCCTCTGGATATCACCTATATTAGGATTTCGTAATACTACACTAATAGTAGGACTCGTGTACGGATAGGATAATGTTATCATGCAAGGCTCAACGTTCCACGTCTGATTGCACGTCTGAGTTCCTTGCCGATTGCAACAACATCAGTCTGAACAGAACCAGAAGCTTGCAAACTGACATTAACATTTCCTACACTATTGTTATTCACAATCCCTCCACGAGCATAGCCTTTGATTCCGCTGTTCATAGCAAGCAACTGACTATAATATTTGCCTGTTGCTGCTCGATTCATAACGAACTCGCCTGGACTTAGAACAGCATGTACTGAATCCTGCGCATAGCCACCTCTTGCGAAATCATCCGGTCCTAATGGCCTCGTTAATGAACTCAAATCCATTGGTCTCTCAAGAATCAATTTATTGATCTTTTCTTCAATAGCAACACGTTGTTGCTGTGTACTCAAAATTACTTGGCTCTCCGTCTTCTGTAAAGTTATAGCGGCTTGAATTTTAGTATTAGCCTGAACACGTTGCTGTTCGAGAGCATTAAGATCTCTAGCTAAAGTAACAGAATCAGAAGCTTGATTCGCAACTGCTTGCAGCATATTTTGTAGATTAGGATTTCTTCCTAAAATCGCCCGCAAATCCTGAGTCTGGATTCTATTAAGAGTATCGCTTGATCTATTCTGAGCCTCACCAAAGGTCTTAGTCAAGAGCTTGGCATTTTTAGCTATATTAGGCAATACACTTGTATCCTTATCTTCAAGCAACTTCTTCAAATCTTCCTTAAGCTTCATTACGGCATCTTTTTCTTGACTTGGGAATTCAGACATACTAACGAAAGTCAAGGAACTAAGGATTTGCTGTAGTTCAACGAAGTTAGCTCGCTGCGTCGCTAAGTTATCTACAGCAGCTTTCTTTTCTTTAACCTGCAAATCAATAAGTGAATTAAGTGTATCTTTCTGTTTTAATAATTCCGTATTATAGTCTTTAAGTGCTTGAGTCTTTTGATTGACATCAAACTGTTTTTGTTCGTTAGCAAGTAAATCTAAATAACGTTGCTCGTTAATGAGTTTGTCTTTATCCTTACCTTTGAACTGTTGTTCAAGGCTCATTAACTTTTTAATCGCATCTTGTCTTTCCTTAAATGAACTCTCTCTAGCATCAGAAGTAGGCAGTTCAAGAATCTTACTGAGAGGCGTGTCTGAAACCATCTTTTTAGCGTCAAGAAAATCTTGTAAATCTATCTCGCGCTTGGCTTTTTCCGCAAAGAGATCATCTTCAACCTTTTTACGTTTGGCGTCCGCTGCTTCTTGAACTTTAGCAAGTCTATCAGCTAATCCTTGCATATAAGTAGTATAGTTAGTAGTTTGATTCTTAAGATTCTTAGTTTGTAAATCAGAGATTTTACCTTCAAACTCTTCTCTACGATGCTGAATCTCTAGTTCAAGTTCTACTCTCCTATCCTTCAACTCCTTTAATTTAGCTTGCTGATTATCTCGATCATTATCTCCTAATCGATCAATCTTATCTTTATATTTCTTAGCTTCAATATACTTGCCTTTAGCAATAAGAGCATTATATTTATCATAAAAGGTTTGACGCTTATCTAAATATTTTAAATCACCTGTCAGGGAAGCATGTTTTATCTGCTCATCTAATTGATTTAATTCCAAAGCAGATTTACGTTCAAACTCAACTCTATCTGATTCTACTTTCGGGCGCTGCTTATTCTTCTTAGCGTCTTCTTTCTCGGCTTGAGCAATGAGTTTCATCATTGTTTTACCAAGATCAGCAGCTTCTTTAGCTGCGTCTTTGGCGTCTTCAAACAGGCCAAGTCCAGCTGCCTTTTCAGAATAAGTCACCATCTCGTCTATACGTTTTTTATATGCGTTAATCTTTTCTTCCGGAAGTAGATCCTCAATATTGATTTCAAACTGTTCACTCTCGATATTCTTTCGTAAATCTCTGATATTATCTGCAAACTTTTTTGTAGCTGCTTCATTATCAGCTACAGATTTATCAATACCGTCGATAACTTTTTGAATCAAATTACCAGTATAAGTTATTGCTTTCTCTAAATTCTTTACTAATTTATCGTGTACTTTCTCCAGAGTATTATATTCTTTAACATATTGAGCAATAACCTCTGTAGAACCTTTCAATAAAAGCCGTACACGTTCGTCATTAGCTTTCTTTTCAGCACTAGCAATCTTGTCAATACTCGTGTATGCTGTCTGTTTGAAAGCATCAGAATTGGCTTTGACCGCTGCATTTATTCTTTCAAGCTCTCTACGAGTAACAGTAGTAAGATACTCAACGGCAGTAGCGAAAAGCATGATCTTAGTAACTGCTAATCCAAAGGGATTTACTAAAGCTAATTTAAGCAACAGACCAGTGACTGCTACAATCGCAGCACTCAATACACCAGTCATTAAAGAAGCTAAGACTTTAATTGTATTATCCAAATCACCAAAGATATTTATTATTTTACTGATTTTATCAACCAAACCACTTCCGAGTTCAGTGAACATATTCTTGATTTTATTAACAGTTACCTGAACATTTTTACCACTAGACTCCATAGCGATTTCTGTAGCTTTATCATAAGATTGCATGCCTTCTGTGATCTTACTCAAAACCTCATTATACCGTTCTGCTGATGCACCTGTCAAACCCATCACGCCGGTCAAAGCGCGAACGTTATTGAACATAGTAGCAAGTTCAGTAGAACTGCCTTCTGTAGCTCTAGCTAGTCTTTGTAACGTTCCACCGAGGCCATAAATCTTAATAGCAGCTTCTGCGGAATCAACTCCAAGGATTTCACCAAAGGCTTTCTTCATATCTCTTGAAGGCTTAAGTAATTCAAGAATAACACCACGAATCTGTGTTATAGCTTCGTGCGCGCCAACGCCTTTTTCAGTAATAACTGAAATAGCCGTACCTAATTCAGCCATGCTGATTCCTAATTGGCTGGCTGGTACTGCTATTCTACCAAATGTATTCGCAAGTTCACTAGCTTCAACACGACCGATTTCAATTGTCTTGAACAAGAGGGCTGAAACATTTTTAGTTTGTGAAACATCTAATCCGTAAGCTTTCATTGCGCCTGACAAAAGATTTACGGCATCAGTGCTAGTAGATACTGTTACAGTAGCGAACTTCGCAGCTTCCGCCATGAACGTAAATAATTCTGGACCTTTGGCAATTTGGTTAGATACTGCTTTATAAGCGGCAGTAGCCTCATCCATTAAATCAATACCCCAAGCGTCTGAGATACCTCTTAAGCTCTTAGCAAAAGTCTCATTACTTAATTGGGCTTCTTGGTTAATGGTTCTGATTCTACTAATCTGAATCTGAAAATCTATTGCAGTCTGAATACCAATTTGCAAAGCATTTATCATACTTGTCAAGGCTTGATGTGCTAACTGAATCGTCAATATGCGTTGCATATTCTGCCACGTTAAGGTGAAATCTTGTGTCCGCTTTTCAGTAGCCGTTAAGTTACGTTGCAGATTATAGAATTGCTTATCTGCTCCACTACTTACGGCAGCTAGAGCAGCATTCTTATCTTTCGTTTTGGCTAATGTAGAATCATATATGCTATTGAGTTTCAGTGCTTGAGCATATTGCTTCTCTAAATCAACCGAACGGGCTTTATCAGTAGCAATCATAGCAGCATTCATTGCTTGCGCTCTTGATTGTGTCTTCAACATTACGTCATCGTATTTAGCATTAGCTTGTAAAGCAAATGTGTGCTGCTTATCATAGTCAATTTGCTTTTGTATGTTTGCTAAATCATTACTCTTGACAGCGAGCGTCTGAGTTCTACCTAAATTACCTTGAGCCTTTTGAACCTTGACTAAAAGATCCTGGACTCTGCCAAGCTCACCTGTAAATGCCGAGAACTGGCCTTTACCTACTTGAGACCAGATTCCTTTAACGTCGTCAGCAGCAATCCTATTCTTTGCTACAAACTCTGTTACTCTGGCTATCGAACGCTTATAAGCATAAGCTTCTTCAGGCGTGGATGAACTAAGATCAACACCCTTCTGTAAAGAAGAACCGACTGATTTTGCTTCTCTTTTAGCCTGACGGCCTAATTGTAAATCTTTTAATCTAGCCTGTTCCTCGGCTAGACTGCTAAGAGCTCTTTTAGTTTCGCTTGCACCAATTGTTACTAATCGCAAGCCTTTTTCAGTTTGCTTGAGTGTAAGATTAACTTTTACACCAGCAACCTGTACGTTACTTAGAGAGGCAGAAAGTAAATCACCAGCCTTATCAAATTGCACACTTGCTCTACCAGCTTGCTCAACAGCTATCCCGTATTCTGTAAAGAACTTTAGAACCTTATTAAATCCAGCACCTAAAGTTTCATCTACTTTCATGCCTATACTGATGAGATCTTCGTTCATGGCTGGTACCTCACGATTGTATTGTAGTGATGTATTTACTCAGTTTCGGTATCCTTGATTTCAGATTCCTTTTTATATAATCTTTGAATCTTTGTTCACCATAAGGAATCGCACCCCATTGACCTTCATTATACTTCCACTGCCAGACCTTTATATCGAATCTAAAAGTGAATACTTGATTACTGAATGACCCAAATTTCAATATATAAGAACTTTCACCAGCCTGACGACCAGCCTTCATACTTCGCCAAAGTTCTTTTCTGAATTTTCCATCCATACCAAAAGCCCCTCGTTTGGGGCCATTTGCACTAGCACTGATGAATGATTGTATGGCAGATCCTAATTTTGCTTCTTTAGCTAGTGGGACTGCTGATGCTGCACTCATACCAGTATCTATATGAACCGTACCAGTATAGATGATAGCTTCAACAAACTCACCTGCTGCTTCTCTCCAAAGCTTCTTCATGGCATTATATAAATCACGTCTATATTTATCGGAATCAATCTTGACTCGTTTGATCCGCTTAATTGTCAATTTAATCACTGTACCCTCCTAGAAAAATAGGGTAGCTTGGTTAGAGCTACCCTATCTTCGCGCCCAATATTTTGTATAGTTCAATCTGTTCTTCTCGTCTCTCATTATCTCGAATCATTGAGTAAGCAAGGAAATCAGCTTGTATGATTGCATTGTTATCCTCCCAGGCGTTTTTAGCGCCGGGAGGTAACAATCCAAACACTTCGCAGGCTCGCCAAGTAGCGTACTTTTCAGTACGATACTTTGGTATTACTGTTTGACGGGCAGAACCTGCTGACCAGCTAAAAAAGATTTCGTAGCCTGTTCAATCTTTTCTTCGTTCAAGCCACAAGCAGTGATTACCATATCTACAATCATTCGCAGTTCAAGATTTGAGAAACCCGATTTCGTGAGTTCATCCGCGTAATTCTTCCACGTGGTTGAATCACTCATATTAACCGTTTCCCATTCCAAATTAGGCGTAGCAGACAATGATTTCAACACCATCCAATGAACACGATTAGACGCCCAAATGTCAAGCTTTTTCAAGTAGTCTGAATCACGAACGTCCACGAACCGTTCTCCACCTGGTTTCAAGACTCCTGGTGCTTCTGGTTTGGGACATAACTTATCAAACTCATCGTAGTCCAGAACTGGTTGGGCTTTGAAAACAATGTTTTCATTACCTTTTGGAATCACAAGAACTTTAGGTTCCATTGCATTCACTACATGACCATTGATCTTCATTGACTGCCTGCCTCTCTAACTATTGATTAAGTCTGCGCGCTACGAGTAATTGTCGGAGCCAGCGCATTACACTTACCAGCACAACTGATCGTACCAGCACGTAAATCATGATCCAAAGATTCATAACGGAAATCAGGGAACAAGATCACTTCTTTATCACCGCACGTCGAAGGAACTGGCGCGTAGGTGAGTTCAATATCCACGGCATACGGACGGCAAGCATCAGAATCCGAACTCGCCCAGCCAGCTGCCGGTCCAGTATTCTTAAGAGCATCTTCAGCACTAGGAGCACCAGAGCTTGCGCCCTTGATGTATTCCCAAGTCAAACTGAAAGACACTTCCATCGGAACCTGATCGCCTTCTTTGATTTCATCCAAATTGCCACGGTCCAAGGTATAGACAATATTCTTCTTTTCAGAATATGTCAAGTTACCTTCACCAACTACGATACTGAGTTCATTCGCAGTAGGTGTCGTACCATCAATCAACTTGATGGTAGCGTATTTCAAGTCAATCTGAGCGGACACGATTGACCACGGTCGGGCTAACAGAGCTTTCATATCTATTCTCCTGTTAAGTGCGTAACGTAATGACCTTCTACACTAGCCTGTAAGAGGCGAGCGTCCTTATCAACCAATCCAAAGTTATTTACTTGAATACGTTCCTTACCCCGATCGTCAGAAACGATTCGCAAACAACCAAACATTGATTGATCATTTTCTTCATCTGTTGATTCACCATATTTAAATAAAGGTATGGGCGTAAATATAGTGCTCACTTTACCCAAATTAGTATAAAATGTATGGGTATTCTTATCATCCTGAACATGTTGCAAAAGAAGGTTGACTTCAATATACACCTTCCAGTAATCCTTACTTAGTTCAGTATAGTAAGGACCATCTATTCTAAGCTCAATAAATTTCTTTTTAGGATCACCAGTACGTTCACCTTCTATATATAGAGGCATATCTTCGTCTCTATAGGTATCAAAATGTTTGCAAACGGAGGCGAATATCCAACGTTGCCATCTTTCGTTAATGGACATCTTCAACATCCTCCGTAGCAGCAATATCTTTTATTTTGACAAGGTAGGCATACTCTAAATTTTCTAAATCAACAATCTCATGTCGGCGTTCATCATAGATAATAGAATCTTTAACAGTGAATTTGAAATCAGAAGGAATGTCTCTATTATCTATTAGCAAGGTTCTTTGTCCTGAAATGAATGTTCCACCGTAAGTAAAATTTTTACTTGCAGCGACATAAGATAAATCATAAGCGAAATCACGTTTTACTTTAGTAGGAAGTAGAACTGCACGATTAATAACTAAATCATTTTCATCTTGAGTAAGGACACCAGTCGTTACATCACGACTTTCATACGTGATTTGACGAATGATTATACGTTTGCCGAATTTACGTTTGAGTCTGTAGATAACTACAGAAATCTGGCGAAGGCCGTCTCTCATTCTTTTTTATCCTCCGCTAGACATTTTCTTGTTCGTAATTCGGAGACAAAGGTATTTATCAGAATCCCATTCGCCCGAATAGTATCCATACTGCTTTTCGTAAGATCAGCAAGGACTGTTTTCTGATACTCTTCCATCTTCATGATTCTTGAGTAAAGTTCTTTTTCACGTTTGAAGTCCCGCCAAGCGTAAAGAAGAACTAGAACGAATGGAACACCTATGATTTTAGCAGCTTCAAGTAATTGTTCCATTCTACTCTCCTTTTTAATAAAGTAGGGAGCGTAGGCACTTGCCTACGCTCCCAATACTAATTATCCAAGTACGACGCAACCCAAATTCGTATCCAGGACTTTCACGCCAGCCAGCAAGTCAGCCGTGACTCGATGACCTTGGTATTGACCATCATAAGTGATCGTAATACGAATGCTCAAACCCTTATAATTCGCAACATAAGATTTCGCACCAGAACCCGGAGCAGGAGCAGCCAACGGGCGAGTAACCAGAGCAATCGCGTTGCGGTGGAAAGCCAAACCGTAATCACCCACCGGACCGACACCGAGCACATCGTCATTGGTCATTGCAGCAGCCAAAGAACGATCAAACAGCAAGCTCGTGGCCGTCGGAGTTTCCATCAAACCGTAATTGACAGAACCGCACGAAATCATCTGACCAGTCTTCGCAGCGCCACCACCGAATCCGTCAACAACAATAGCCTTGTTCCAACCAGCATCCAAACCAGCAGTCACGTTACAAGCACCAGGCGTGTAGATCGTGATGACTGCATCGTTCACAACAGCAGAAGCCAGAGCCGGAGTGAACACGATATTCGTCGGAGTGCTGCCACCAGTCGAACTTACGACTTTATGCGGAATCATATCTCCAGCAATCGTGAACCAAGAGCCAGCAACCGCTGCGCCAGTGATTCCGTCGCAGTCAACAGCCAAAGCGCCAGCAGCTTCACCAGCACTCTTGTTGATTGCGCCAGTCCGAACAGCAGAACTCAAAACCGGAGCCGGAGCGTTCTGATCCATGAACACACTGAAACCAAATTTCTTTCCCAACGAACCTTCACGCAGCGCAGTGCCGGCATCGCCAGTCTTTTCAGCATTAACGAAATCCGCGACGTTCAGCAACGCACCTTCCATGCCAGGCGTCACAATCAAATTACGACCTTCAAACGGGGCTTTGTTATCATTGAGCTTTTCGCGAGCAGCAATGACTGTAGCTTTTCCAGGATCAGTACCGAGAGCGCCGACGACGTTAGTCAAGAACCCGTAGGTCTGATTCAGTACGATACGATCCAGAGCCTGCGCAATAGATTGCAGGGCCGGAACCAGATATTCATCCCGCAGAGATTTGAAACCCTTGCTCTCTTCACCATCATAGATAATGAAGGTCGTGTGCAAGTGTTGATCCAACGGAACGGCCACGTTCGTAGCAGTCGCGTCCTGAGTCGTAACCGCGTCGCCGTCAACCTTTCGCTTCGCAGTGAACGCCGCAGGTCGGCGCGTATTGACGATATCGCCAGCTCGCGCGATCTCATCTTCAAAATCTCGGTGCACCAAATTGGCAGCAACCAAATTGGCTTCCAACACCATCAATGATTCCTGAGCCCAAATTTCAGGAACGAACGCATCGTTGCTATTCGCAGAAACGATGAGCCACGGCTTCGCCAGAATATATGTCTTGAACATGTGTGTCTCCTAATTGTTTTCTACTGTTAGTTTCTATGTTAGAAACTGATTTTGCCTTCAGCCCGAAGCTTTCGATAAGTAGCAGGATCTTTTGCAGCTTCTGCAACATCAAGCTGACCATCCTTAGCTTTCGAGAACTTACCAAGGCCACCATTACTATCATCGTTAAATAAATTAACAAATGCTTCTGATTCCCGTAACCGCTTAACAGCATCTTTAGGATGCAGTTCAAGAGTTACTTGCTTTCCGTCTTTACCCATATCACTGAGTTTGACTTTTGGAATAAGGTTGCCAGTAGGCTTCCCATCTTCTCCGAGCTCCTCGACCATGCGAGTTTGCGGCTTAAGCAAAGCAATAATTTGTTCGGGGTTATAGGCTTTGCCTTCGACAGCCGCTTGTGTTAAAGCTGTACTAATATTAGAATCAACAAAACGTCTTTGCCAACTGTCTCTTTCCGTAATAGCCTGTTGCTTCTCAGTCTCAAGCTTTTTAGCAATCGTTTCTTTTTCTTTCTTAGCAAGTTCTTCTTTAGTCAGAAGCTCGTTACTAAGAGACTCAATACGACCTTCCATATCTTTACGTTCTTGGTCAGTGAGTGTAGCTTTTGATTTAACTAAGTCAAGTTCCTCAAGAGCCTTTTTAGTCTTTTCCGCGCTCTTTCTTCGTTCCTCAGCCAAGAACTTATTCACCTGATCTTGCGTAAAGGTTGTAGCAGGCGGTTCAGCCGGAGGCGCTGGAGGAGCGGGCGGATCTTCATGGACAACCAACCAAGCACGAGCAAGAATGAAATTCAAAGACATGTGGTACTCCGTTTCTAATTAGGACACCCTAGACAAATCAATGGAACGATTATCTCGCAAATATGGTTTGATTAGTCTCCAAGCCACAATGCTTGGGACTCCGGCGATAATATGTTCTTGAACCATTGTTCGATCATAGGTAGTTTTTACTACATCAAAAGTCTGTTGCATCATCAGTAGTGATTCGTATTCAAGTTCAGGATCAACACCATCAAGAAAAGCTAAAGCGATTTCTGCACAAGCATCTTTAATATCCTGTGGTATTGTAGCATCCTGAAATCTAGGAAATTGATTGTCTTGATTCGCATCTGTTTTCGTTCCAAGATAATTAAGCCTGTCTAATGTTTTAGTAGCCATAGTTAAGGATTTAGTTTGATCGTCCTCAGTAGCATCATCCCAAACCTCAGTATTTAATCTTCCATCAAAATATGTTTGTGCCTCAGCGATAGTGAGATAGTTACTCATTTTCCATCTCCTCTCGTCTGATCTTCCGTGGTGTTTGAAAGGTCTGTGTTACGCGACGCTTCTTTCTCTTTTGAAGCAGCACTATTGTCAGACCCCAAATCAGCAACCCCACGAGCAGAAGCTTTACTCTGAGCCAGCGCGATACGTGCAGCACGTTCGGCATGATCTTGTTTCGCTTTTTCGGATTCACCTTCTGGATACCCTCTCAATTGTGAAGCGAGTTCAGTACCAACGAATCCTGCTTCATGATCCTGTCTAATAGTCTCAGGATCAACAGCCATTGCTTCGGCTTCTTCAATCTCATTCTGCCAAGTCTCTAAATCATCAAGCTTGGCTTTGTGCCCAAGTGTTATGATTACGCACTCTTTAGCAACTGCTTTCTGGAATCCTGTACTCGGAATCTTTTCAGCAATCTCAAGCAGTGATTTAGCTTCGTTCTTTCTGTCCTCATCAGTTTTGAGACTGAACTCAAGAGGATAAGTGATTTCAGCAACGTCTCGGTCATTCTCATACATAGACCAGATACTAGCGATTTCACGTTCAGAATACTCAAGCTCCAAGGCAATATAAGATAAGCCAGCTTCCAATCCGCGAGCGTCCATTGCTTTGGATTCTGCACTAGCTTTCACTGGCGTCAGATTCGTGATTGCAAGATGCACTAACTGACGAATCTCTTCACGGATATCTTTCTGCTTCTCCATACTGATTGAGAGTGGCTCGCTTGACGGATGAATAAAGGCCGGACGTTCCAATCCTTTCGGATAGCGACGACCTTTCGTTGCACCAGTTCTGATCTCAGGATTGCGAGCTATATTTGCATTTACTGATTCACCAGGATTTCTTACCAGTTCACCATTAACCGTTTGCGTGAGTGTTGGTGCTGGCGGAAGTCCTGGAATGAACTCGTTAGCATTAAATTGTTCAGTATAGAATGGGAAGTTAGCTTTCAGTGCATAGTTAATATCACTTGAAGCTAGATTCAGCAAACTGATTTGGTGATCGGCAATATCTGCAAGCAAGCTAGAAGACAGTTCGTAAATCACAAACGGTATTCTAGCAAGTTCAAGGACTGTTGCAGTGCCTGGAAGTTCTTCACCATTCTGTCCATAATACTTAACTAAGATTCCTGATCGTGTCCACTGCATGAATCTAAAAGTTTCAACTTCTTTGATTATAAGATTCGTGTCAGAATCACGCTCATAGATTCTATCTTTCAAGAGCAAAGTATCAAGGATTTCAGTATCATCTGCATAGGACCAGTTCAAGATATCTTCTGCACAATACTTGTATAAGTAAGGATTCAGACCAAGACTAATCTTATCAGCGAGAGTAGCATTAACTGGCTTCACAGGCTTATCAATAAAAACACCTACTTTGCCGATAGCAAGTAGGTCGTCTAAAATCAATCTTCCTGTGAATGAATTCATGGAATTGCCTTTTCGGTCAACGCCACGATTCTTGCCCTTCACCGCATCCTGGTAGCTAGTCGGACCACCCTTACGAATGATATCAATGAATCTCTTGAAGATTGAGTTCTTGATTTCCAGAATAGCCGCTTTGCTATGTGCTGGAGTATAGCTATTGTCAGAACGGTCTTGAAACTCTGTATCATCTTCACGAGTGCTGAACTTCTTCAGGTACTTGTGTTTGAAATCAGCACCATCACTCATGATTGTACGATATTTTTCCCATTTAGGGATTTTAACAAGATAGTCAGGATGGATTAAAGTAGCTATGCTCGGCATGATACCCTCGCTTTTAGGTAGTTATATCTCTAGGATTACTTAATGCAGCACCAAGAGCAAGAGCGATTTCAGAATACGTTCTTGCATGTGCAAAATGATCTTCTTTACCATCACCAGTTATATAACGACCTACTGGATTACCATCCTGATCTTTCTCATAATGTCTAATCGGCGTCTTTACATGATTCTTATATTCTAAGCTTAGATTCTTAGGTAAGCTGATTGTCCTAGCCTTGAATCGGCTTAAGCTTGTATCCATCCATGATGTACGATCTACTGATACTGAGAACTGCTCGTCATCGTGGCAATGAATTTGCTTGCTATTGATTCCGCGAGCATAGAAACACATCTTAATCATTCCACCGAAACGCTTACAAAGCTCAAGCGCCTTTCGGCGCTCAGGATTTGCATCAATAACACAGAATCTGATTCTGTATTTAAGAAGCAGATTGTCTAGTTCCTCAAAATGTAAGCATTTACCTTCCATTATGAGCCTGCACTTACTATTCGTGTTAATGTCAGCGTTTGTAATGTTAGTATTTAATGTCCATTCATCTACTTCCCAATGGAGCCATTTACCAACGTCAATACCCATTGTTGTGAATGATCCGAGACTGTTCGTTTCTTGCTTAACGTGATCACCAAGACACTCTATTAGATTCTGATCCGTTATCTTAGCTCCAGCCACTGCATGAGGCAGGCCCATCTTACTATTATATAGTTCCTGTTCATCGGCCGGATTATATTGCGCACGTAGGACAGTTTTCGCAATATCGCTTGGCTTCGTAGCTGAACTGTATAACTGATTTATGTGAAATCCTCTAGCTACTTTATTTGTGAGTGTTGGTATCCAAATTCCTTCTTTGAGCCACTGGTATTTAGTCTCGTGCTCAAGTTTGCCCTTGCAATCCTTACAGATGAGATGAGACTCAAGAATCTTTGTGTCTGAAGGATCTTCACCGGCAATCACTAAGCAGTCTGGAAAGACTAATTCTGTTAAGCGTGAGCAGCAAGGACACTTGAAGAAGAAATGTTCTTGCGTAGAATCCATGAAATAGCGATTGATTCCAATATTGTCGAACGTGGGCGTAGATAACAAGAAAACTTGCTTATTCATCTGGCCGCTTGTACGCTCGAAAGCAAGAACTAGATTGTCTTGATCCATTTCATCTACTTCATCTGCTATCACGACAGCAGCAGGTACTGATTTCATCTGACTTCTACTTCGAGAACCGCGAATATACAAATTAGCATTGCCTGCGCGCTTATGACCGATGTTCTTCACGTCTGTAAATAGGTTTTGTAGGTGTGCAGACATTTCAAGAGCAGGGTCAAAGCGCGCGGTGCTGAAATCATTAGCATCAGGTGTACTAGCCGGCAAGATGTATAGGACTGATTCTCCTAATACATCAATCGCGAAGAATGTTTTATTCAAAGCAGTCTCAGTAAATGCCATTTGAGCTGCTTTCTGTCCTACCATTAGCTCAGAATCACAATCGTGCATAGCTTTCGCCCACGGATGGTACTTAAATGTCCATTTCCCTGGGAAAGGCTTGCCCATGATTCTATATTCTTGGGACCATTGAGCACAGGTTTTGATTGCCCGTCTCTTGAGTCCTGCTACGAGTGCGTTGGCGAAGGCATTTTTGAGTGTTTCATTCATTCTTCTTCCTTCACGCCACTGAGATTTCCTAATTCAGACATGATTTTGTCTGCGATCTCATTGATTTTGCCTTCTTGTCCTTCAAGTGATTCACCAATTATCCTGATTATGACACCTGAGAACGTGATTAAGGCTTGCTTATCGAGCAAATTGCCCATTGAACCTTCTAGCTTGTGACAGGAGCATACAAGCTTATCAATTTTGAGTACAAGATCACTGATTTGGGCAGATTGTACGATCAAATCGAAATTATCTTTACACTGATTTAAGCGTTCCTCAAGCATGAATCGCAAGATTCCGATTTCTTCGCGCAAACCCTTAATATTATCGGAATCAGCGTGGCGTTCGACCTGATCTTGGAACTTGGTTAAGCGATAGTTGCGAATATTTTCGCGCTTCTCAGCAGCTAATGCCGCTCCGCTACCGTGAGCCGGACAGTTCTTTGATCCAGGCATTGCTTCTAATGGACACTGCCCTCTGCCGGTCATGCCTTGACAGCGCGTTGGTGAATCAGGTGCCGCTCGCTTCATGCCTTCCGCCATATTGAAATCCCTTCTTCTGTCTTATGATTCTTAGAACTGATTGATTCCGATAATTGGACGGAATATTGGAATCACTCTCACCGTACTATAATACTGACGCATGAAAAGTATTTTTATACTGGAAAATTGATTCCTAATCTTGGCGGAAAACCGGAATCAATCCATCAGTCTTGAGGTAAGAATCGGCTATTGTGCGCTTCGTTCCCAATATGCTAGTCTGCTTAGGCTTAATCTGTATCGTGGATAGTGCTAGATCAACGAGCTCAGTACAGCACAGCTTACTTTTAGTCAGCCAATTGAATGAGAAATCATATTTCTTGCCTAACTGCTTAAGAGCGGTGTGCGCTACAAGCTCAGGGCCGAGTGGACAATCACTCACCGGTCTGAGAATACAGATCTTGTCCGTTTTCAGTAGTATGGAGAGAAGGTCTTCAGCAACAACACCGCTACTGATTGCATGAACGCACATGCGTGGGTACGGAGTCTGGTAAATGCTTGTGCATTGTGGTAGCATGTGCATCTGTTCTGATAATGCGCCTACATATACGATAGCATGCTTATAGAATCCTGGTATGAACAGATTGGATAAGTACCAATTGTCCCTAGCTATGATGATGTCGCCTGTACGGATGATTTTCGTAATCTTACGGTAGGACAGGACACGATTCTTGTACACGTTTCCGATAACAATATTAGGTGGTAAGCATAGTGCAGATACACAATGTGTGTCTCCCACAAGTGTTTTGATTTTATCCAATATATTATCAAACATCAGAAACTCCTAAAGCCACAGTGATTCTACAGAATCACTGTGGCTTTTTGTTTTATTTCTTATAGATTCTGTTAATCAGCTTCCACTGCTCATCAGTAGGAGGCGCAACCCTGAACCTTTGAATCATTACTTCGTACTTAGTGCCTTTTAGAGCTTCTAATTGGATATACTCATCAACGTTCCTTGGCTGAATAAGCATTAAGATAAAGAGAATCAAGGCTTCACCGCCTCAATAGGTTCTTTCACGACTTTAGGTTCTAGCGTCGCTAATTCCGCCTTCAATGCGGCAACCTTTTGTGCTCTTAAAACATCATAAGCCTCAATAACTTGTGGGTCTGATTTAATGGCCTGCAATTCTGTATTCTTCTCCGTCAGTTGTGCATTTACGGTTTGAAGTTGAGTTTCGAGCATTTCCTTTTGCGCGGATAACACTGAAATTTGTTCTGCGCGTTCATTGGCGGTCTCACATGCGGATGAATGCAATCTTTCCAACTCAACAATTTGACTTTGTTTTGTGCTGATAGAATCCTCGAAGATTTGTTCTTTTTCTGCGAGTTTTGTCGAGACAAAATCTCTTCCGCTCCTGAAGGTTTCAATCGTGGATTCGTGGGTTGCGGTGAGGATAAAAAATTGCCTCAGCCTTTGGGCTGCCAGTAAAATCTGTTCCGGTTTTGCAGAGCCAGATTCCAAGGCAGCAGCCAGCTCGTTTGCATCGGGATAACTCATTTTGTCTCTCCTTAAATCTTAATGATGTATTGGGCAACCCCGTATGGATTCATCACATCTTGGGCAGTGGCCGTGGTTGAGTTGTTTCCAGTAGCCGGGTCGGTATGTACATGGGAACTTCCTGCGGCACTTGTGCCGCTAACGCTATGCGTATGATTGGCAGATATATAGCCTGAAGTCCCGGATACTGAATGATAGTGTGAACCGTTTCCAGAAGTGGTGACGGCGGTTCCATCTCCACTGGTAGGATTTGGAGCCTCTGCCCCATATCCTCCACCACTACTATGATTATGGGATGAATTTGAACCCCATTTCATTGGTGCTGTATGCTGGTGGTCACTGCTTGTACTGGTATTCGCACTAAAGGAGTGAGTGTGGTCTGCTGACACTGTTCCAGAAGTAATTGAAACTCCGTGCGTATGGCTGGCCTCTGCTCCTACGTTTCCGCCGCTGGCGTGAGTATGGGTTGGAAGATTATTTGCTCCAATCGTTTTAGATTCACCACCGCTTTTGTCTCCACGAGCGCGGGAAGTTAAGCCACTGCCTGCACCGGCTCCTAAAATTGTTCGGCCTTTGAAGTCTGGTACATTAAAAGTGGTTGATTCGTCTCCTGCTCCATACGCTGTTCCAATCGCTGCAAATAAATAAGCATAGGTTGTTCGACTTACTGCAGCGCCATCACAAAGAACCCAACCATCAGGCACTGCCGCTCCGGCATGTGGCAACACTATTCCAGACGGAAAACCTAAAGCGGTAGCAAATGCCGCAGGCGTCAAACCACTAGGTAAAATCGCAGTCGTTCCCATTATGAAGTCTCCAATATCCAGCCAGTTCCGACTATCTCACCGTAGAACTCAGTGCTGGATAATCTCTTTATGTGCAGCCAATCTCCAATTGTCGTGGACTGGATATAGCCAGCCGCCTTACTGATGCTCGCACCAACCCTTAACGTATTTGAAGCGGGCATCACAACCTTGATTCCATCACCATCCTTAACTTGGAACCAGAACTCAGCGCCTTGCAAAGTTGAAGTCACAGTATAGACAATCAATGCACCAGCACCCTGATTCGTGAACAAATACATATTATGCGAATCAGTAACGTTGATATCTGAATCTTGGTCAAGGACAGTAGTTGCAGAACCTGCTGGACCTTGTGCTCCTTGTGCACCGCTTGAACCTTGTGCACCGCTTGAACCTTGTGCACCGCTTGAACCTTGTGCACCGCTTGAACCTTGTGCACCGCTTGAACCTTGTGCACCGCTTGAACCTTGTGCTCCTGCTTCACCCTGGGTGCCCTGTGCTCCAGCACTACCTTGTGCACCACTAGCTCCTTGTGCACCATCAGCACCTTGTGCTCCACTCGCACCTTGTGCGCCAGAGGAGCCTTGTGCGCCAGAGGAGCCTTGTGCTCCTGCTTCACCCTGGGTGCCTTGTGCACCACTAGCTCCTTGCGCACCATCAGCACCTTGTGCACCATCAGCACCTTGTGCACCACTAGCACCTTGTGCACCACTAGCTCCTTGTGCACCAGAGGAGCCTTGTGCTCCCGCTGATCCTTGGCTGCCCGTAGCACCCTGTGATCCTGTAGCACCTTTAGCACCTTGCATGGCCATGACAAGCATATCAGCATGATTTATACCAGGTGTAGATACACCAGATACTCTTTTGAATCTGAGCTTAATAGTATAGGTTCCAGCGGACAATTCAGCAGAACGATGAGTAATAGCCCCGATTCCTTGATCATTAGACCCACTCAGATAACGTTCATAAGCATCATAATCTGTACCGTTAATATTTATAGCTATGCCAATTGTACTAGCTGATCCACCAGATTGAGTCTGTAACTCAAAAGACGCAAGAACAGCGATTTCAACATCTTCTTCCAGCGTTATTGTGGTACTCATGCCTGGGACGTCTTCGAGTGTCGCTGACGTCGTTCCTTGTGCTCCCGCAAGCTCAACATAGGAGGATGGTAATTTGCCTGCAACAGCATCCGTTCCTTTATCACCAGTTCGAGCGAAAGCTAATGAATATACTGTAGCATCAGTAGGTAAGCCCCACTCGGAATCTGTAACATAGGTTACAGCCAGTTCATAATAACCAGTCTTGGCTGTGACACTCGTTACAGCGAAAATATAGAATTGTGCTGAGGCACTGCCTTGAATATTTAAGTGCCCTTTGATTGGACTGTTTGATCCACCCAGCGTAGCGAGCCAATCACTAACATCAGTAGTTTCGGAATTCGAGTTATTCATCCAGATTTTAGTGACATTAGCTACAGTAGCATTATTGAATCTGAACGAGCCACCCATAGCCGCCATGCCAGTTTCAGTGATTTCATCGGCATCGAACGTCTGTAATACTAGATTACCTACTTTAATACCCTGATCTCCCTGATCACCCTGACTACCTGTGGAGCCTTGTGCACCAGCACTACCTTGCGCACCAGAGGAGCCTTGATTGCCTTGATCACCCTGTGAACCTTGACTACCAGTTGAGCCTTGACTACCAGCTGGTCCATCATGCCCCGCTGCGCCTTGCGAGCCTTGAGCCAAATAATCCCAATAAGCTGTTTCTGATTCCGGATTCTTGTTCGTACAATCTGATTTGCAAATGAATGAACCTACTACACTTGAACTGGAGTAATTAACAGCATCCAATGCAGAGTACGCGGTTCCTGAATCCCAGGCACCGCGCCAGTTCAGATTCTTGCCCTGAGTACCCTGAGTTCCTTGACTGCCTTGGCTGCCTTGACTGCCCTGTGAGCCTTGACTGCCCTGTGAGCCTTGACTGCCCTGGGCTCCTTTAGCAGCGAAGAGCGTCCAGTACGCAGCTTCAGAATCAGGTGATTTGTTTGTGCTATTTTGGATACTGATGTATGAATTGCCGTTCAAGACGACAGCATCATTAACCAAATAACTGGTACCAGAATCCCACGTGCCTTTCCAGCTCATAGCACCGCCGGCCGCGCCCTGTGCACCAGGATCACCTTGTGCGCCTTGCTCACCCTGAGCACCAGAATCACCCTGACTGCCTGTGGAGCCTTGTGTACCCTGGGTGCCCTGTGTGCCTTGTGGCCCAGGGACTGTTGATGCTTGGCCCTGGGTGCCTTGTGCACCGCTTGAACCTTGTGCCCCTGCTTCACCTTGTGCACCATCAGAACCTTG